GTTGACGTGCAAACAAGTTGTTTTGTAAAACATCTGATTCTTGTTCAAGTATTTTATTTAATGTATTTGCTTGTTCTGCTGCATCGCCTCGTATCGTAGCTTCTCGATATGCGTTAGTTAAACTTTTACCACTTACTTCATCAACTAAACGTTTTCCTGATAATAATTGATATTCTAGTTCAGACCCGATGCTAGATTCGATATCTAACAAAGATTCTCCGGCGCTAGTTATTTGATCCATGGTTAATCCTAAACTTTTAGCACGAAGTGTTGCTAATGCTAAATTATTAGGAATTTTGCCATATTGTAATTGTAAATTTTCTGTAGTTTCTGCTAATCCTTCGGTTATCATTTTGAAGTAACCCATTCCCCCACTCGGATCTAAAAAATCAGCAAGTTGTTGAGTACTTTTTAACATTTCTACAGCATTTTTGCCGTTTTGTGTAGCTAATCCGGTATATGATGCTGCTTGATCTTCCGTTAATCCTAAATTAGTTGTTAATACGCGTTGAACGCCCATTAATCCATCTAGATAATTTTGATTTTTAACGTTGATTTGATCTAATGTAGGCGCGATGTTTTTTACCGCCATTGCATATTTTTGTGCTTCTTTACCAGCATAACCAAATTTAGTAGCAATTTTTTGTATGTTTTCTGATAGTTTTGCAGCAATTATTGAATTAGTTCCAAAAGCTTTTTGCAAATCTTTGTTTCTTAATTCTAAATACAACGATGCTTTTGCTGCAGCTTCAAAATCCGAAATTAATTTTTGATTTACTGCTTGTTGGCGTTCAAATCCACGAACTAAATTATTTGCAGATTCATTTAATTCACCATATGCACCTTGTAATTTAAAAAATGCATTTGTTGCTGCAGCTGCAGCATCGCCGACTCCATCTAAATCATCTCGTAGTCCACGACCGTGACGCGGTTGATGTTTAAGATGTTGTATTTTGATGCGATCAATCATTTACTTCTTTTCATATAAATATTTACGCTTTAGGTTTTTTGGTTTTGTTTTTAGTCGCAGCCTCAGCCGCATCGAATCGAGTTTTAACAATATCATTCACTCGTTTTGACCAATGCCTTCTAATATGCACTGGCATATTGTATATAGTATCCCAATCCCACCGGCCTTCGCCGTGCCAAATTAAATTAAATATGTTATCGTGTAAATCTACTCGATGTTCTGGTTTAAAACCAAAAAAGTTCTGGTCCAATTGGAAACAATGACGTGAAGGCGTCTCCGTTGTCACCTTCGAATTCAATTTCTAAATCTATACCAGGAGTATTATCGGCAACATACGTTCTAAATTTTTTCGCATCAAATGAAAGAAAACTGTATCGTATGAAATCTTTGATATCTTCCGTTTTTCTGGAATTGTTTACTTGAGTTATAGTTTTTGCTAAAAATTCTGACACCGAATCGGACATTACATCATCGGATGTAAATTTAAATTTTATATTGTATTCATCATTAACTTTGTAATCAAATTCGCCATTTGAATCTGGAGTTAGCGTGAACTCTTTAACTTTTAATTTTGTTAAGTCAATAACTCTTTGATAAGTTTTATTAGTTTTTGAGTTAGTTACGGTTACTGGATATTCGGAACCATATGCTATAATACGTGCATTTATGATTAAACCAAATCTATCTACCGTAGAAATATCTTTGATATCAACCGCATTTAATATAATAGATTCTAACAATTTATCAAATACCACTCCGTTTTGGCGATACGATACATTAGTTAATATGTCTTCATCGTATGCTGTCATGTAACGCATTTCAACAGATCCGACTCGAAGCGGATGTGATTCTGGATATATTAATCCTTTACTAGATAATGGAACAATTACAGACGGTAAAGTGCTACGTTTTTCGTTTTCATACTGGGTTCTTGCTAACGTAACAATGTCTTGATTGCTAAGTCGATCGGTCATTTTACTCATTTTTATCCTTATAACTTTATTATAAATATCTAGAACATGAAAAATGGGAGCAAAATACTCCCATTGTTTTGATATGAAATTTTATTAGAAATTCAAGAATGCCCAATCATATCTCAAAGTTAGGTCAATGCTAACTACATCTTCTGTACTCCAATCCAATGAACCGAAGTTAGCATCTGTAATGTATGTTCCATGCAATATCCATTCTTCGATAATTTCACCTAATGGAGATAATTGACGCAATTTTATTTCTTTTTTATAGAATGAAGAATACCCATCTCTACCAGTAGCAGATTCATGATGAAGTCTAATCCATTCCATTACTGCTTGTGCTGCGGATGGTACAATTGGATCGTACAATGATACTGACAATGTACTCCAAACTGATTTTCCTTTTACGTATCTTTGAACGTTGATATGATCCAAAGTAATTTCGCCGTTTGCTATTGAAGGTTTTGCTGAAGATTTAATTAAGTATGCAGGAATTCCATCGATTGCCATGATAAATTGATGTTGTTTTTTCGGTTCCCAAGAATAAGCTCTGTTCCAGAAATCTACCTCGGTACCGAAATCGGTTAAACTATTGTTTACTTGATCTTGTAATGCCATGTTTTTATCCTTGCTATTTTCTTATAAATATCAGCAACGTAAAAAAGGTAGAACCGAAGTCCTACCTTTCTCGTTACATCGCAATTTGCTATTCCGGGAAAGATGCTCCCGTTGGTTGAATGTTGAAATCTAAGATGATAAATTCTGCCGTACGAGTTGGCTGAAGGAATATTTGTCCGTATAAAATATTCTGATCAATCAAGTCCGGAGTGTTATTTGTTGAATCCATTACTACTCGGAACGCATACAAGCCTTGTTGTGCACGTACTGATTCTAAATATGGATTAACAATTTGAGTAAATCGGTCTCTGGTTGCAACTACGTTTTGTTCGAATACTAAATAACGAGTTGAAGATGCAATAAACTTCTTAACCGTAATCAACAAACGACGTACATTTACTCGGTCTAATGCACTTGGACGAGCCTGCAGTGTCTTTTGCCCCCAAATAACTACACCATCGTTAGGGAAGTTGGCAATAGGATTAATTCGTGCTTCGTACAATGTATTTCTATCAGCTTGAGATAAATTTTGATAAGTATCAATAACTGATGTCAAACCTCCACGATTTAAACCAGCTGGTGCATACCATGGTGCGGCAACTGCATCATTAAATGACAATGCTCCCGGAACTACAACACTTGGTGGTACCCAAAGTGGAACATTGTTAGATGGATTAACAATTTTTACCCATGGCCAATATGTTGCACTATAATTGTTATCAATAGTGGTTATTTCTGTTACTACTGTTGGAATAGAATCTGTTAATGCATTCGAATCCATTACATAAAATGCATCTTGACGATTCGTTACAAGATTTCTTGCAAGAGACGTTACCGCACTATGTTTGCTTTGCAATATTCCTGGAGTTATTAACATGTTCATGTCATAATAATCCGTATTGCTTAACAATGTAAATGCTTTATTATATGCTTTAGTACCAGTTGAAGTAGTTGTTGAACAATCAAATCCAAATGTATTAGTATTGGTTATATTCGTTCCGGAAAATTTAGGTAAATTAGGTCTTGTTCCATCAAATCCTCCTTGGAATGGCAATATAAATTTACGAGTACTAGTTGCAATCACACTTGTAAAATAACTAGAACCAGATGTTAATGCAGTTTCGATGCTACCAGAATATGGAGCAGTTACTGACGGAAATGCTGCTTGTGCATCTTGATTAACGTCTCCTAAATAGAAATCAGCGTTACTTCCGGTTACTAATCCAGTCGACGGTGTTGGTGCTAAATAATTTAAATTTGCAGTAGCGGTAAAATCAAATCCTAAATAGTTATTTGCATTGTAAGATGTTTGTACTTGAGTTGTTTTGTAAGTCACTGCAGACAAATTCAATGATCCAGATGCCATAGGCATTGGTGAATTCATTGCACGGAAACCAAAAGGAATCAATGTTTTATCATTGGTTTTATTTGCTACCGCATCTGTTACTTCTACTCGAATATATTTAGAAACATTAAGATAATCTCCATTAACGACAATATTACCAGCATCGGTTACAGTTTGATAACGATTACCAATTCTTCTTGCAATATAATTTGGAGAATCTGGATCTAAGTTTACATTTAAATATGTTTCTATGGTATCTGGTGCTTGATCCGTGTCTTGAGATGCGTATGGTGAATTTGCAATGTTAGCAGTATTTACTCGTCTTACTTCTACGGTAAATGTACCAAATCCATTAGGATCTGACGTTTCTGAACTAGTTCTTACATCACGAATACCAACTTTTACTTCATAATTTACCGTCGTACCATGAGATATAGTATGAAATTTAAATAAATTTTTAGTAGCAGTTCCGATTTTTTGCGAAGTAACCCATGGGGTTGCGGCTGTCGAATAATCAGTTAAAAATTCATAATTAGAAAGTTTAGCTAATTCTATGGTAACATCGGATAAGCTAGAAAATGAACTAGTTGCGGATGTATTTTCGTATTGTACATACACCGGATAATCTACTGATTTAGGAGATTTTCCAAATATTTTTGTGATGTAGTTGTTTGCATTAGAATTAATTGATGCTGATAATGGAGATCCATTGCCGGCTAAAAATGCGGAAAATCCAGGTATGGTTTGTGTTGCAAATGAACCAGATATGGTTATAACAAAACTACCTGATGATAAATTTGTTAATGTAGACGATTCAAACACATTGTTACCAGCACCGTTGGTAGATACTGGTTGAGTTGGATGCAACAAGTGAGTTACTACTTGAACGGATCCTGATTTTGCGATAACGGCTAACGCTCCGTTTGCTAATGAATAACCATCTTCATATAAAAGACGAGTTACTGTCATTACGTTTCCACTTCTCAAGTATTCTTCAACGGTATGAGGTACATACGAATCTGTTGTGTATGAACCAAATATTTGTTGGAATTCTGAGAAAGAAGATACTTTTGTCGGAATCAATGCCGGACCTTTTACAGTTGGTCCAACTATTGCGGCTCCGATTTGCCCGATTGCTTGAGGTAAAAACGATTGATCTACTTCGTTCGTAAACACCCCAGCGGATACGATTCTTTCTGCCATTAAATTACTCCTATGATTTGTTTAAATATAAATATGTTGTTATTATTGCTGACCAGTAGGAGTAAATGTTCCAGCATTGATATTTATTTCACCATCGCCATAACGTTCTTTGAGCTTTTCCAACAATTCGGATTCTTGTTCGCGCATTTCGTCAAATTGACGCATTAATTCTTCATGTTGTGCATCCAATTGTTCTGCTTGTCGTTTAATTAAAGCTCGTTCTATGGATACATTACCAAGCCACGATGCATTTTGTGCGAATCGTTCTCGTAAATCTTGTATGGATTCTAAATGTTCTTTATCTAGTTTTCTTGTCATACGTAACCTTTTCTTGATATAATAAGAAAAATATCATAAAAATCAAACCAAATCTATGCTAACAATAAATCCTAA